GCCAGGCGGGCCGCCGATGGCGGCGCCTAATGCGCCACCAGCAGTGGCGCCTAGTGCCCCAGGCGCAGCGCCGCGAGCAGCAATACCAGTCTGGCGGACAGCGCGTTCCATTACGGTCGGCGGCGGTGCCAAATGCTGCATTACTTCATCTGCCGAATAGCCGCTTTCCAGAGCTTTTCCGATGTTGGGATCTCTTTGTTTGAGAAAATCCGCAATATCCGAGTCGGAATAACCGGCGCGCCGGGCTGAATTAATTTGATCACGCAAGTCGGCCACGGCTATTTCCCAAGATTTGCAGGACGCGGACCCAATATTTGCTCTAGCGAAGGTCGGCCAGTTGGCTCTGCCGCAGCATCAGAAAACTGTTTCATTGACGGATGTTCAAAAATAGACTTGCTTCCTTCTCCGGCAAGCCATTCTTCTTCCGCGCCATCGTAAGTTCCATTTTTCCGATAGTATGCGGAATACGCTTTTTGCTGCGCTGATGCCATTTCCGCCTGAGCCTTGGCGACGGCAAGAATGAATTTGTTTGCCGCAGTAGTGTTCCCAAGCCTGACAAAAGATTCCTCAATGCGTTTTGCGTCGTTTTCTGTTTGCGGGCCTTTTTGATCCAACTGGCGGTCAAGCAAAACGTTTCTTGCTGCTGACAAAAATGCCTGTGAATTGGTGGCGTATTTTTCTGCCGAAGGAACTCCGAGCGAAGCAAGCACAGATGCTGCAACGCCAATAGTTTCCGTTCCAAACCCAGTTGTAAAACCTCTGTCAAGAACGCGCTGTGCGCCTTCAATTGATGTCAAAGATCGCCTAGCGTTTCTGGCAGTCTGTGAAACTTGATCGTAGTCTTTCACTAATTGTTGTGCGCGGGCAACTTTTTCTGCTTTTTCTGTAGCCAAATTAAGCGATGTGTTCGGAGCGCCAGCTTTGCGCAATCCAGTCAGGTACTCGTAAAACGACCCCTTAAACCCGCCTTTGAGCGCTGTTTCGTAATTCTTTTCGTCAGACGTTCTGGTATCTTGCGGCGCCCTACTAAATTCTTCAAACTGCCGATAACCTTCTTGGGTTTCCGGAAAACCAAATTGCCGCATCAGGCGTAATTTTTCCGGTACGGGTTGCGGCTTTTCCGCAAACGGCGCCATCGCACTTGCAACCCTAGCGCCAGCTTGCCCGCTTGCCGCCAGTTGCGCCAGTTGCCGCGGCGTCGTCCTAAAGCCTGCGGGCTGACCCTGCGTAGCCATGCTCGGCGCGGTAGCCGGCATAGGAGGCGCAGTGACCGCCTGACTCGGGACAGAAGGCTGCGCCGCAGCGGGCTGTGCCATCGCGTTTGCGGACGGCGCGGCAGCCATAGCATTTACGCCAGTCGGCTCGGTGGCCTGTTGGCCAAGCCCCATGCCGCCAAGCGCCGCTTCTATTTGCTTTCGCTCGTTGTCTGCGGCAATTAGCCTTGCGCCTTCTTCAGTTTTGCCAACGCGCACCATCAAGGCGCCAAGCTCGCCAAGGTTGATGTTATGCCCGCGAGAGCGCATGAAATCTTCAATCTCAGCCGCACCGCGAGCCGCAACCGCACGCTGCTTCATCTGCTGCATCGCATTCAGCGTCGGCTGGATCTTGGCGAACGACTCAAACTGCGACTCCGGCTGATACCGGATCTGCGGAATGTTTCGCGCTTGCGAGATGATGCTTGCGTCAATCGGCATGTCAGCCCCCAACGCCGACGGAGCGGCCGTAGATGTCTATAAACTTTCCGAACAACTGATTCTGCTGCTGCTGGTTCTGGTAGTTCTGATAGGCGCCTACAGCGCCACCGACGCCACCCATGTAACCGCTGGTGCGATTGATCCGCCCCGCCGCTAGTGCATTCGCGCCCTGAGACATCGTTTCCCCTGCCGTCTGGCCAAACTGCTGGGCCGCAGAGCCCAACTGACCGCCGACAGTTTGCCCCAATCCGGCGATGTTGGCTAGCCGGTTGTACGCGTTGCCGTACTCGCCCGAGGCGAAGTCCTGCGCGTACCGCTGGCCTGCCTTGATCGCCCCGCCAGACAGCATGTTGCCCCGCGCGGCCTGCACGCGCTCCAGCGCTTTCATGCCCTCGCCCAAGCGGAAAGCGTAGCCGGGGTCCATGTCCAGCAGTTGCTGGGGCTGGGCGGGTTGGCCGTCGAGGCCCATCACGCCGGCCAAGCGGTTCAGCGCAGACTCGCCACGCGCGCGATACGGCTCCAGCAGGCTTTTCTGGTAATCAAACTGATCTTGCTGCAGTTTGAGAGCGTTTGCCGCCGACTGCGCTTGGATGTTTGCCGCGTCTTTCGCCGCCTGGCCCGTCAGATACCCGCCTGCCAAGCTGCCGAACGCACCCAGCGCCGCAGCGCCTGCGGGCGTGCCGATGTACTTGAGGAAGTCGTCGACGACGGGGATGCCGGTGAGGCCGGCAGTAGCGCCACCCGCAGTGACAGCGCCCGCACCAGCGCCGCCTGCTGCGCCCGTGATGATTGCGCCTGTGCCGCCGCCGACATCAGTGCCGCCTAGCACGTCAGAGCCGCCGCCTAGCGTGAGGTTGGGGTCTAGTCCTGCAATATCGGCTGCAGTCATCTGGCCGCCCACGCCCGCTGCCGTGCCGGCTCCGGCAGCACCGGCCGCCACACCCGCTCCCGCTACGCCTGCGGCAGTGCCTGCGGCACCAAGGCCGGCTCCGGTGTCGGCAACAGTGCCTGCGCCTGCGGCTTGCCCGGCGGTTTGGCCGGCAGTCAAATCAACGGTTGCCACGCCGCCGGGTGGGGTAACGGAAATCGGCGTCGTCAGATTGTTCTCCAGCATGGCATCTGCCACCTCTGGAGTAATGGTTCCGCCGGTCAACGCATTTGCAGGCGGAGGCGTAACTGGCGCCGCCGTTCCGGCCAGGTTGTTCACCACTGGCGGTGCAGATCCCCCAGCCAACATGGCATCTGCCACGTCTGGGGTCATGGTGCGGTCGTAAATAGACTGCGCGGCTTGCAGCTGGTTTTCCACCAACACTGCTCTTGTGTAGGCAAGATCTCTGGATGCGCCCGCCGCGATTTCGTTAGCGTAGGTTTGCATTGCCTCTGGGCTAAAGTTAGCCACAGAAGCAATTTGCTCAACCCCTGCGGGCACACCCACATCCCCCACGCCACCCACATCCACGTCGCCCACGCTGCCGGCAACGTCTGTCGCCGCAACATCGGTGCTGGCCAACTGCGCGACTTGTTCGCCGGTCAGATTGGATAGCGCGTTTGCGGCGTCCTTGATGTATGGCTGCGCCAACTCTGCCGCAGCACCCAGCGCGCCGCCAGTCAGCGCGCCCTTGATGGCGGACTCAACATCGCCGCCGCTGGTAATCAGTTCTTTTGCGCCGCCAATAATCGCGCCGCCGACCGCGTTGTTTAACAGAGCGTTGGACGTTTGCCCGGTAATAGACGCGCCAAGACTGCCGGCGCTGATGCCCGCCATGCCGAGAATTCCGGGCAGCACAAGCCCAAGGTACGGAGCAACTTGCTCGTACCATGCGCCACCGGTGTATTCCCAAGTCTTTTGAAACTTGCCATCTGGCGTCTTAAACGCAAATTCGGTTACGCTTTTGCTGCCAGAATCAATCTTATTGGGATTGATGACAACATCGTAACCTTGCGCCTTGAACTGCTGGATTGCAGCAGCGGCCTCGTCGGAAATCGTCGTCGTTCTTTCTTCGTCTACCGTGCCGGGGAAGTTGACAACCTCTTTGGTAGTCGGCCCAGTAAACCCAAGTTGCGGCAAAAACTGGAGCCAGTAGCCGCTCTCTAGGTTCTTGAATTGCGTGTAGGCGTCATTCTGGTAGGTGACGTCAGAGTCTTCCGCGCCAGTCCCCATCCGCGTTTTCGGAAACAGGGCGTCAACGTTCGACCAGTCAGAAACGGCGTAAGTGCCTTTTGACGTTAGCTTTGCCATGATTCACCTCACCCAATCCGCCAATCAGTGCCGTCGCTGAACACGGGCACGACGTTCGCGCCGCCGCCGGCTACGATCGAATGAAAAGTCGTTGCGCTGGCGTCCGTTACTACGGCGCGAGCGCCTGCGCCGACAGTAGCAGCTGGCGCGCTAGCAAGCAAAATCGCCACCGTGAGTGTGCTGTTGTTGATCCATTTCTGACCGACCGTCATAAACAAACCCGGCACGCGCATTGACGTAATGTTGGTGCTGCCCAGCGTCATTTCGTTGCTGACGCTTGAGGATGATGCGGCGGCGCTATGGCCAATAACAATGTTTCCGCTGCCGGACACAATAGAACTGCCGGCTTGAAACCCTATTGCGGTGTTGTTGTCCCCACTTGTCAGTGCGCCCAAGGCGTCTGCACCAACCGCTACGTTGTTGCTGGTGGTAGCCGCATCCAGCGCAGCCCACCCAACGGCAACGTTGTACGCGCCCGTAACCACCAGTTGCGCCGCACCTCTGCCCACCGCAGTGTTGCCTGGGCCGTTGGTGTTTGCTCCCAGCGCAAGAGCCCCCACGGCCACGGCATCGCTGCCGGTGTAAGCGTCCAGCGCCGAGTACCCCACCGCCACGTTGTTAGAGCCCGTGGACACCAACAACAGCGCATCGCTACCCAACGCAGTATTGTTTGCGCCGGTAGTGGCCGCATTTAGCGTCCGATAGCCCACGCCAGTGTTGTAGTTTGCAATGTTGGCCGCTGTCAGCGCTTGGAAGCCCACCGCAGTGTTGTAGTCGCCCGAGGTGTTCGCATCCAGCGCCTCGGAGCCAACGGCGGTGTTCTGGAAGCCGTCCGTGTTGGCCGTCAGGGCGTTGTAGCCCACTGCGGTGTTGTTGGAGCCCGTGGTGTTGCTGTCCAGCGCCGTGTCGCCCACAGCGATGTTGGTCGGAACGCTGCCGGCGCCCAAACCGACAGCAATACCGACGGCTTTGGCCAATTCGTACGACGCAAAGATGTTGTCGTCGGTCTTGATCGTGACGCCAAGAGCCGTTTCCAGCACGAACTTGTACGACGATCCTTCCGTCAGCCAGATCTGCGCGGGCGTTCGTCCGGCGCTGTCCAGCACGATGCCCACCGGATACACGGGATTAGCCGTGTTGCCCGTGTAATCCGTGTAGGTTGCTAGCGGCGTCGTCGTGCCGGCGGCATAAGTAAAAATTTTACCCCCGGCCAGCGGGTTGCCGTTGTTGTCGAAGAACTGCGCCCCGGCGCCAGCGTATGGGGAAAGCGAAACGCTCATGGTGCTCTCACTGTTGAATCTGGCTTACCGCCAGCACGACGGCAGGTGCTGCTGGCGCAAAAGCCGTGGCTGCGACATTATCCACCGTGATGGCCGTAGCGTCTGCGGCAAACATGATCTCGATGTAATCGTTGGCGGCAAGCGAAAAAAACTCGGCCAGCGCCATCGGGACGTAGCCGTTGTTGATGTTGATTGTCACCAACCTAGCAGAGTTGGCAATGTCCGTGCCGTTTTTGCGGAACCACAGCCAAACCGTCTTGGCGCTGCTGCTACTGCTGCCGATCTGAACGGTGGCGTCAAATTGGTATAGGCCAGACTGCACCACCACAATGCGCGACGCAGGCGAGCCGATGCTGACGCCCTCAGCAATCTCGGTGTTGTCGAACGTCAGCGCGTAGGCCGTGTTCGTCGAAGCGGGAGTCTGGTCCGTGGTCTTAGTGAACTCGCCGTAATACTTCTGCTGCTCGATCGTCGGCCGCACGAAAATCACGCCATCAGTGGCGTTGACCACTAGCACTGCCGCCATCGGAATTACGTTATCCGGCGCCGTGGGCTTGACGTTGGTAAACGCACCCGCCACCGTGGGGCTGGCGTACAGGATGTCGCCCACGTTGAACGCGCTGGTGTCGATGCCGCTAACATTCCCCCAGACGCTGCACAGGCCCGTGGAGCCGCTGTCGGGGATGGTTTCGTCCAGCACGCCGAGGATGTACAGCGACGGCGTGGAGCCGTCAGCAAGGTACTTGGACACCGACAATACGTTGGCCGCGCCGACGCCGGCAAAGCCCACCACAGTGCCCTTGGGCAGCGTTGCGCCAGTAGAGTTCTGCACCAGCGTGAACGTCTCTCTGCTGGCTTGGCCAATGCTGTCTTGCAGCAGCGAGAAGAACCGAAACCACGCGCGCGTGGTGATTGCCCCACGGTCCACCAGCGGATCGCGGGATGCTGGGACGCGGGGCAGCGTTTGCATCTCAGGCGCTCGTCGGCGTCGCCGTTAATTCGGCGCCCATAATGGCGATCTTCACCGGGTCGGTGCCGCTAATTTCGTACACGCGATCCCGCAGCTTCATAGTCATGCCCAGCCGGCGCCAGATCACGCGCTTGCCGTACTCGCCAAGCTTGCCCATGCTGGCCCAGTGTTCGTTGGACCAGGTGTGGCCGCCGTCGTCGCTCCAACGAAGCATAACTTGGGGCTGAGCGCCTTGCCCAGTAACTAGCCCTGTTCCCGACTCGCAATCCAACTGCAGTGCATAATGCGCCGTGCGTTTTAGCGTGTTTTGTCCCGTGGGTAGCGCGCGCCAAGACCGCAGCCAACGCTGCACTTCTTCATTGTCCTTGTACACCTCAAGGTCAAACGCATAGACGTTGCTGTTTTCCCAGTCCCCCACCAACACCTCGCCGGCGAAATTGGCTTGGCAATTGCTGCGGTGCCGACGGAACTCCACCCCATCCCACGCCGCACGCTCATGCCACGCCCCAGTGGAGACGTCAAACACCCATGTCGCGTTAGCGGTCGGGAATGTCAGCACATAGAACGAATGCCCGTCTTGCTGGTACGAATAGCCGATGGCATCGTTGAGCACGCCGTACTGCTGGATCTGCCACTCCACAGCGTGCGTGCTAACGCGCTGCGCGTTGTACCCGTTGTTCCGGTACACAATGCCGTTGCCGCGGGCGTCCGAACCCAGCCAGAACACGCTGTTGTCCAGCTTGGCAACGCTGTACGGGGCGAGGCA